GCTTCACCTGCGACAATTGTCTGTTCCGTCCCAGCAAAGACGATGCTGATGACTACATTCGTGTACTTCGCCGAGTCAACAGAGACTGGCGATACACAAAAAGATCGTTCAACTTACGTTATCCTGAACGATGTCGTAAGTGTGAGCGTAATAAAAAACGATATCAGCGTATGCGACGAAGACTCACAAAGATCTACGATACGGCTGAAGCATTGGACGATTGGAAGTATAAACGACCGAAACTCATCACGTTCGCTCTACCTTCCTTATGGACTTTTGACAGAGATGGAACTGAAGAATTGAAACAGTTACGATCTCTTTTACCTGCCGCGAGAAAGATTCTTTCCGCTCACGGAATTCTTGGTGGAGTGTATGTTCCTGAAATGACTACACGAAGTTATCAGGATATAGGCGCTGAAGTGTTCAAGCATCACGCCCACATACACATGGTGGCTATTGCACCATTTGTTAACAAAAAGAAACTCAAAGAGTTCTGTGAGATCTTAATGCCTCTTGGATTAGGCCGAATCAACTACGTTGCTCCAAGAGGAGTTGGATCTAAGAACAAAGTTGCTTCTTATATCTCGAAGTATTTGACAAAGGATGGAAGAGTTTGTGCATCCTTTGGAATCATGAGAAACTCAAGCCAGGCTTGAAATCGCTCTGAAGCCAGGCTTGAAATTACCAGGGAATTACCAGGGAATTACCTGGTAAAACTCCTGGTCAAAACTCAATCAAAAATCAAATCATAACCGTACCATAATGGTCCGGCGATTGGAATAAAATATGAAACTGTTCCAACTATTATGAATTCGATAACTTCATCTTTTAGATCGAATCCAGATGAAGAACCGGACTTCTGAACATGAACCGGTTCTTTCCATGATGTAGATGGTCGAATCATATTGGCTTCGGCCATCCATCTAGCTTTATGGACGTTCATAAAATCACTTACGAGATTTTACTGTTCCAACTCGACGTCCATTGAGATACTTGTATTTGACCCAAGTACCTTTCTTGAATTTTCCTTTAGATCCTTTCTTACGGAATGCTTTGCCGTAAGTTGTCTTACCTTTTCTGTAACCTTTCCTATTATATCGTGCCATGATTAACAAACTCCTGCCCCGTATTCTACTGCCTTCTGTAGTAGTCCTGTTGAATACAACAGAATCGTGACAACCATCATTTCGATACGGTTGTCTTTCAACAAGGTGAGAAGGCGGATGGAGGTGCTGACGTCAGCACAGGTGTCGAGCGTACTGGTCTTGTTGCCTTGCTCTGCTCCATCCATGTTCAGCACCTCTCAGCGTAAACGCCATTGTAGGTGCCTGATGCGACGTTGATGATAAGTCGCCAGTCAGTAATGTAAGTTGATGCTACACGAATTAATCCAAACGGCACACATGCGCCGGAGATTTCATGTGAACGACCGGTAGATGCCGCACCGGTCTGCATTCGGCGGAGAGGAACAAGATGCTTGTCTCCTGAGCCGAAATAATAATCTCCATTGTAAGGAGTCTCATCGTTAGATACATCCAAATGCTCAGAAATTTCCTCAACTGCATGAACTTCTGAGGCTTGGAACAATTGTGTCAATGGATCGTCATCATTGCCACTCGGCAAAGTTGGTTCTCCATCAGGGTCAGGATAAGACCGTGATGCCGAATAAGAAGAAATCATTCCAATGGAATTGTAATCACTTGGACCCGTTCCGGAATGAGGACCGACAACGTGAATATTGAATTGATTTGGAGTATCCGACTCAGGAGTTCGGTCAACCATACTGACGAATTGAGAATATTGCCATTCGTCAGTCCAGATTGTTTCTGTAGTTCCCGCACCAATTCCGGCAATGCCGGATGGCATGAGATTTTGAGTTCCACCGGCTAGATCCACTCGGTGGTTGTTATCAAGGAAGACCTTGAAGTCGTGATACTTTGGACGAGGAGTATCAGACTGAGCATTCATCTGTTGGAATGTGCCAAAAGCACGATTCCATGCATTCTTCGTCATCCAAGTGTCAGGTGCGACGAAGAGATCTACATATCCTTCTTCGAGGTTTTGAACCTCGAAAGAATTGACGTAATAATAAACACCCTGTCGATAAAATCGACGATTAATTGCGGAGAGACATTGAGCCAAGTCAATGTATCCTCCACTTTGTTCTTCTGTAAAATCAAACACAAGTCGTGTTTGAGTTGGTGTTGTCTTCTTGTACTTTTTTGCCGGTAGATTTGCGCCTGCCATAAATCAAAGATTTAGTCGGCGGTGTAAAAAAGTTACTTAGTGTAATGTCGTATAGTATGCATTTAACTGCCATTATACGACACACCGTGTTTGATGCGAGACTATGTGCCAAGCCCAGAGGACTTTTGTCCACACTGTAAAATGCCCACGATCTATGTCGTGGAAAACGAACGCCACTGCCTAATTGGATGCAGTGTTACCTCATTGGAGGTGGCGTCATGAAATGGATATGTTTGATTTGCAAACATGAATATGGACCATATTCAATTTGTGAATGTGGTCAATGTCAAGGATTGACGGAGGAAGAAGAATGATTGAATGTTGGAAAGTGCATTGGTGGTTTCGTAAAAACGAACCTGAACGGGCGATTTGCCCGCACTGCTGGCGAGATTTGTACATACAAACTCGGTGGTGAATATTGTGTCCCCTAAACAAGTAAAGTGGCCTAACTCAAAGTTAGAGACCCGTCGAGGTCCTGAACCCGCCGGGTCATGTGTGTCTCTCACTCAGTCGAGAGCGATGAGTTCCGAGACAACACAGAACACTGATGCCCGAACCGTTTGGATGACCAAACTACGAACATGCAAATGCAAGATTCCCTGCATTGTCTATTGTACTGAAGTGCTTAAAGCAATTCCAGTCGATGAACGCTGGTGGTGAAGCATGAATGAACAATGGGGCTTCACCTGCGACAATTGTCTGTTCCGTCCCAGCAAAGACGATGCTGATGACTACATTCGTGTACTTCGCCGAGTCAACAGAGACTGGCGATACACAAA